ACCGCGTATTCGATGAGCTAGAAGTCACAGCAATGGGTGACAACTCACACAAGTTCGTTAAGGGTCTAGAGTCATCAACAGTGACAGTCGATTTCCTAAACGACACAGCAACAGCTAATGTATTGGCAACACTACAGGCAGCATGGGGAACAACAGTTACAGCTGTATTCCTACAGACAAAGGGAACAGCAGTCTCAGCGACCAACCCTCTCTATACCGTTTCTCTGTTGATCAACAACACCACCGACATTAACGGTGCTGTTAGTGACATCGGTGTACAGTCGATTACATTTACTGCTAACTCAACCATTGCAGTAGCATCAACAGGCACATTCTAAAAAACTAACAAAGGGGCAAACCATGGCAAAACTAAAGATAGTTCGTACAGATGGAAGTGTGCTAGAAGGCGAGATTACTCCAGCAGTGGAGTATTCGTTCGAGCAGTACGCTAAAAAGGGTTTTCACAAGGCGTTTCGCGATGAAGAAAAGCAGAGCGATGTCTATTGGTTGGCATGGGAAGTAACACGCAGGTCAGGTGAATCTGTTAAGCCTTTCGGGATTGACTTCATTGAGACGCTCAGAAGCGTCACTGTGGAGGATTCAGACCCTTTAGCTTAAAGCGCGATCTTCCATTCACCTATCTAATTGCTAGGCTAAGCATTAGGTTGGGAATCGCGCCACAGCACTTATTGGAATTAGATAAGACCATGCTCGATGCACTTGTGCAAGGGCTCAAGGACGAAGCGAAGGAGGTCAGCGATGCCAACAGAGGTAAAGGGCGCAATCGCACTTCGTAAAGCCCTCAAGGAGTTCACACCTGATCTTGCTAAAGAAACCCAAAAAGAAATAGCAGGAATCCTAAAACCTATTTCTTCTAAAGCAAAAGGTTTTATTCCGTCTAGTTCGCCATTGAGCGGATGGGCTAAAAGCAATAATGGCACTTGGGGTAATCGGGTCTGGTCATCTTCCGAGGCTAAGCGTGGTATTGGGTATAAGACAACGCCATCCAAAGTTAATCGCTCTGGCTTTCGTTCCCTTGCTAGTATCTATAATGCTTCTGTTTCAGGATCTATCTATGAGACTGCTGGTCGATTAAACCCTCAAGGCAGACCACAAGCTCCATTGACTCCAGTGGTCGCACCTCGTCACGTTAACTTTGGCAAGATGACACGCTCTGGCGATAAAAGTCAATCCATGTCTAACAACCCTAACGCTGGTCAGCAGTTCATCGATGCTATGAATCGTACTTCACCCATTGTTAATGCTTATCAAAGACAACAAGGACAAGCGGGTCGCGCCAATCGTAAAATGAAAGGTCGTGCGATCTTTCGTGCATGGTCTGAAGATGGCGGTAAAACTAACGCAGCAGTTATCAAGGCTATTGAAAAATCTAAAGCAAAATTTGATGCAGCAGTGGGGGTTAAATAATGTCTCAGCCATCACTACTAATTAGTTTAGCAGCGGAATTTGTAGGCAAAAAAGCCTTTAAGCAAGCAGACACAGCAACTCAGAAACTGACTAGCAATGTTAAAAAGTTAGCAGGTGCAGTAGGTATTGCCTATGGTACTTCTGCCATCATTGCTTATGGCAAGGCTTCGGTCAAAGCCTTTGCAGCAGATGAAGCAGCAGCCAGACGATTAACAACAGCTGTAGAAAACTTAGGCATTGGCTTTGCTAATCCTCAAATTGCAGACTACATTGCTAATCTAGAAAAGTCGGCAGCTGTTGCAGACGATGTTCTTCGTCCAGCGTTTCAGGGTTTATTAACTACGACTGGATCGTTGATTCAATCTCAGAAACTTCTTAATGATGCAATTACGATTAGTCGCGCATCAGGAGTTGATCTAGCGACTGTTACTGAGGATCTCGGTAAAGGTTATGTGGGTATTACCCGAGGACTCATTAAATACAATACTGGGCTTACTAGAGCAGAACTTACATCTAAGTCATTTAATGAGATTCTTGGAGTTATTTTAAAGCGTTCAGCAGGAGCAGCTGAAGATTACTTAGACACTACTGCTTACAAGTTTGATGTTTTAAGCGTTGCGACATCTAATGCCGCAGAGATTATCGGTGGCGGTTTAGTTGATGCCTTTGCCTTAGTAGGTGGCGGTACTGACGCATCCGATGCAGCCTATGTAATTGAGGGTATCGCAACTGCCCTTGCTAATGTCTCGCGTCAAGCAGGCAGAACTGTTGGAGTTATCCCGACCTTAATTCAGAATCTTAAGAACCTGCCAAGAAACATTTTTTCTGGCTTTGCTGGAGCACAGATCGGCAGGAATGTAGTAATTCCTCAAAAGAAGGAAGAAGTCAAGCTCACGCTTACTCAGAAAAAACAAGAAGAGTTGATGGCTAAACTTGAAAAAGATGCACTCAAGCGTGAGAAAGAAAGACTGGCTCTTCTTAATAAGCAGAACACAGCAAAGAAACTACAAGGTGTAATTGACAAGGCTAATCTTGCACTCGGCAAAGGTGCAGAAGTCTTTGACTTAGACAAGATCCAGATTGCGGCAGCTTTGACTAATCAGGCTGAGCAACTTGGCAAAGCGACTACAGGCGCACAAGTCTTACAAATTGCTAACGACACAGCTCGGCTAAATGTGAAAAAGTCAATCCTTGCTTTAGAAGATGCTATTGCCTCAAAGGATGAAGCATCCATTGTTGCTGCAACTAAGAAGCTTAATGCAGATCTTAATGTGCTTAATGCCTTGACTGGTCAGAACACGCAAATGCAAGCCATTGAGTCTATTCTTAAAGGTCTAAAACCTAAAGAACTTATTGATCAAGAAAACCTTAATGAAGCATTACGCAAAATCCGCTTGATGCTTGAATTGCTGGCTATGACACCTGCCAAGCAGGCAGAAGCAGCTTCTAAGATCTCATCATTCAAGGGAAGCACTGCCTCTGCTTTTGCTTCATTGACTCCAGAAGAACAAGCAGGACTTGGTGGTTACACACCTTTTGTAGGAGCAAACATCCCAACGACTATCCCTTACGATTCAGGCGGTTCTGGAGCAGGACTTGGTAACAATGGTTCTGGAAGACAAGTGCCAGCAGGTGTAAACATTACTGTCAACACAGGTATTGGTGACCCCAACGCTATTGCAGAAGCAATCGATGATGTTCTAGCAAATGCCAGAAATCGTGGAACTCTAGTTGGAGGCGTTTTCGCAGTATGACATGGCTTCCAGAATGGCGAGTGACTGTAGGTGATGATGTCTATACGACTGTCACCTCTGTGTCGTTTGCCTCTGGTCGCTTGGACATTGACAGACAATGCTCAGCAGGTTACTGCCAAGTAGAGATCATCAACACAACTGGGGCAGATTTCACCATCAATGTAACAGAGCCAATTACATTAGAGCTAAAGAATGGCAGTGGTACTTATGTCACTGTATTCGGAGGAGAAGTATCAGACTTTAACATTGGTGTCAGAAGTCCTGACGAGACTGGCTACATCACTACTGGCACAATCTTAGGCATTGGCGCACTGGCTAAACTTACAAAGGTTGTCTATAACACAGCACTTGCAGAAGGTTTAGATGGCGCACAGATTGCAGCCATTCTCGGTTCAGCCCTTAACCTGACATGGGCTGAGCTCACACCTACAGTCACATGGGCAACTTATCCAGCAGATGTCACATGGGATAACGCTGAGTCTTACATCGGCACTATTGACTCAGGCTTTTACACCATGATCGCACTTGCAGCTAATGCTTCTGCCAAATCTCAAACCCTTGCAGATCAGATTGCTACTAGCGCACTAGGGCAGCTCTATGAAGAAAAAGACGGAGATGTCTCCTATGACGATGCAGACCACAGATCTAACTACCTTGCAACAAATGGCTTTACTAACTTCGATGGCTCGTATGCAACACCTACCTCTATCAAGTCCACAACTCAGACTGCTCGTATCCGTAACAGCCTTATCTATCGCTACTCCACAGGATATGGAAGCACCTACAGTACCTCTGACAGCGACTCTATAGCCGCTTACGGCCTCTTTGAGCGATCATTCGACTCTAACATCAAGAACCTTGCAGACATCACTGACATCGCTTCACGCGAGTTAAACCTACGCAAGAACCCTAGAGGCTCACTGGGAGCGATTACCTTTAGACTTGACAATCCAGACATCCCTACTGCCATGCTTGACAACCTTATCGGGGTGTTTTTTGGTGAGCCTGTAGTTATCCAGAACCTACCAAGCAATTTATTCGGTGGATCATTTGACGGCTTTGTCGAGAATGTAGCCTTACGCGCTACTCCTAGCCTTACTGAGATTACTCTCTTCATCTCAGCTACAGATTTCTCACTCAGCACTACTCAGTGGGAAACAGTATTGCCAGCCTCACTCAATTGGTATGGCGTAAATGCTACACTTACATGGACAAATGCGACAGGAGCTTTAACCTAATGGCAACTACAACGACTAACTTTGGTTTTGACATTCCACAGTCAAGCGACCTTGTAAAGAATGGCGCGACACAGATCGCCCTGCTCGGTCAAGACATCGACACAACGTTCGCAGGTCTAACAGTCAATGCACAGACTGGCACTACTTACACAGCAGTCAAGGCAGATGGTCTCAACGCTATTGTCACAATGGACAACGCCTCAGCCAATACTTTCAGCATCCCTACAGATGCGACTTATGCATTTCCTACAGGCACAACCTTGCTTGTCTATCAGAAGGGTGCAGGGGTTACTACTATCCAAGCTGCATCATCTGGCACAACTACAGTCGTGAGTGCAGGTGCGGTTGCTGCTGCTCCAGTCCTTGCTCGTTACAAGTCAGCAGCTTGCATCAAGATCTCTGCTAACTCTTGGATCGTAGTCGGTGCAGTTGCCTAATGCTTCCTTCACTAATTGGAGTCATCGCCTCTAGTGGTGGTGGTGGTTTCACAGTCTCTAACTCTTATGAGTCTATCGCTACGCTAACTGCATCGGGTTCATCTGCAACCCTGCAATTTACTAGCATCCCTAGCACCTATCAGCATTTACAGATTCGTATGCTAACGCGCTCTACGCGCTCTGCATCAAGCTCTAACATCTTCATTGGTTTTAATGGTGACACAAACACTAGCAACTATTATGGTCACATGATCCAAGGTGATGGATCATCTGCTTCAGCAGCAGCAAAGATTGGTTCGACTACTTCGTTTATGTCAGCCACATCTGCTGCATCTAATACCTCTGGTATTTTTTCTGGAGTTGTCATTGATGTCTTAGATTACAAAAACAGTAACAAAAACAAGACTTCACGCGGTCTAAGCGGATACGATGCCAATGGATCAGGTCTTATTTATTTTGCTTCTGGTCTATGGATGAACACAGCTGCTATCACTAGCATTGAGCTGACAGATCCACTAGGTAACTTCGCAAGCGGATCAGTAGCCGCCCTATACGGAATTAAGGGGTAGTCATGCCATCAACATACGAGCCAATCGCCACGACTACTTTAGGCACATCTGCTGCAACAATTACCTTTAGCAGTATCCCAAACACTTACACAGATCTAATTATGGTGTTTAGAGGTAACAATGATGCAGGTGCTAACCGCGCTGGTTACATCCGATTCAATGGTGATTCAGGCACAAATTATTCTTACACTTTGATTCAAGGTGATGGTTCATCTGCTGTCTCAGGTCGTGACTCAAACATTGCACAAAGCTTCTTTGCCAATGTGCTAGGGGATAACACAACCGCTATAACACAGGTTATGAATTACGCCAACACCTCAACGAACAAGACTTTTCTCAGCAGGGGCAGTAGTGCTTCAACAGTAACTCAGGCTATTGTCGGATTGTGGCGCAGCACAGCTGCAATTAACAGCATCACTCTTTCTCTGAATGCAAGTAATTATGCTTCGGGAACAGTCGTAACTCTTTATGGAATCAAGGCGGCATAATGGCTACTACATTTACTAAGATTGCATCCGTTACAGTCGGATCAGGTGGGGCTAGTAGTATTGACTTTACTTCTATCCCTGGCACTTACACAGACCTAGTAATTAAAATCTCTTTAAGAGCTGAGACTGTAGGTATCGATGCAGCTAAGCTAACTTTTAACGGATCGTCTAGCGGATACTCTTATCGCAGCTTATGGTCAAGTGGTAGCGGTACGCCTCAATCTTTCAATGGATCGACAGATGGTTACTTCCAACTCCAATACTCAGGTGGCACAAGTTCAACTGCAAGCACCTTCACAAGCGGTGAGGTCTACGTCCCTAATTATGCAGGGAGTAACAATAAAAGTGCTTCTCTAGATCAGGTTCAAGAAAATAATGCCACAACAGCATACATAGTCCCTATGGCTTTATTGTGGGCTAATTCTTCTGCCATCACTTCTATTAAGATCCAGCAGACCACAGGCAACATTGCTCAATACTCAACAGCAACGCTTTACGGCATCAACAAATCATAAGGAGACAACATGGCAGACACAAAAATCGTAGTTGATTGCTCTACTGGGGAAGTCTCAGAGATCGAATTGACAGCAGAAGAATTAGCACAGCGAACAGCAGATGCTAAGGCTTATGCAGATGAAAAGGCAGCAGAGGATGCAGACAAGGCAGCTAAGGCTGTTGAGAAGGCAGCACTTTTAGAGCGTCTTGGCATCACAGCAGAAGAAGCAACCCTTTTACTTGGATGAAGCCAAGACTAAGTAAAGCTGCTGTTCAGTTTAGAGAGCAGTTAGATGACTCGTTCCCGAGCCGCGGTAGGCGTAGCGATGGATGGATCGCAGATGCAAGGCACATGCGTGCTGGCAAGTCTGATCACATACCAGATGCTCAGGGCTGGGTTCGTGCCTTTGATGCATCGCGTGACCTTTTCGAGGGATCAGAACCAGACATTATGGGTGATCTTTGTGACCAATTACGAATCGCTTGCAAGTCTAAGCAAGAAAAGCGGATTGCCTACATCATTTTTGAGGGTCGAATTTGTTCCAGAATTCTTAATTGGAAATGGCGTCCGTACAGCGGCGCAAACAAACACACCAAGCATGCTCATTTCAGCTTTAAGAAAGAAGCTGATAATGATAGGGCTTTTTTTCAAGTATCTATGTTAGGCGGAGAATAATGAACATGAAACATCCAGTAGTCATCGCAGTCGGAGCCTTTCTTGCAGTATGGGGAACGACATCAAACTTCTCTCTTGACTATCGCCACATTCTAGGCGCGATCGTTGCAGGAGTGTTCGGGTATGCGAGTCCTAAAAAGTGAGCCAGCAAGACTTCTTTAGCCTTTACATCAGCACCTTGCTAGTCATTGGTGGTCTTGCAGGCTATGTCATTACTCATCTGCTCTCAGAGATTAAGCGACTCAATCAGCGTGTCGATGAAATCTACAACATACTTCTAGAGCGATAATTTTGTCATGGCTAAAAAAAGGGTTATAGATCTTGACACCTATAGCGCGTTAGATGTATGGGCTATCAGCTTGCAGGAAATGTATCGCGCACTACGCAGAGCAGGCTTTCCTGTTGATTTAGCTCTAGCAGTGATTGTTGAGCCAATGGCTTATCCTCGCTGGATCTTGCCAGAGCCAGCTGAAGTAGAGAAGTTTGGCGATTATGAAGATGAGGATGACGATTAAGCGCACGGTCGTAATTCCAGACCTTCAGTGCCCCTATGAGGATTCACATCTGGTCACTAATCTTGCAGCCTTCATTAAATCCTTCAGACCAGATGCCGTCTTGACGATTGGCGATGAAATAGATTTACCTCAAATTAGCCGTTGGCATGAGAATCAGCCAGGGTGGTATGAACAGACACTTGCAGCTGACAGAGATCGCACTGTTGATGTGTTATGGGAATTGACTCAGCATGTCAAGGAAGCTCACATGGTCAGAAGCAATCACTGTGATCGTCTATACAATGTAATCATGAAGAAAATCCCTGCCTTCATGTCATTGCCAGAATTGAAGCTAGAGAAGTTTTTAAAGCTAGATGAACTAGGGATTAAATACTGGAAAGAGCCTATGCCTATCGCTAAAGGGTGGGTGGCTATTCATGGTGATTTAGGGGCATTGAACCCTAACCCGGGAATGTCGGCCTTAAACCAAAGCAAGCGCATGGGAGTCTCAGTAATTATGGGGCACACGCATCGTGCTGGTAGGAGTGCCGTTTCCGAGGCCTACAACGGCTCTGTAAGGCGCGTACTGCATGGAGTTGAGGTAGGACATGCAATGAATGTAAAGGCCGCCAAATACGTGTCTAGCCCGAATTGGCAGCAAGCCTTTGCCATAGTTACAGAGCACAATAAGAATGTTCAGGTTGATCTAATCTATGTGGAAAAGGACGGCACATTCTTGGTGCACGGTAAGCGGTACGGACGCGCTCGCTAATCGTTATCGTTTCGTTACCTAAATGTCCGTGACTTTGTCGGATAGGCATGAGACTCTAAGTTTGTAAGCCAGACGAGGGCGCTGGATGCAGATAGGTACACAATGATTAACTC